ACCAGCAGGCTCAACGTCGGTATTCGCCTGGTCACTAGGCCAGCACCTCAACGTCGAGGCGGCAGCCGAGCACCTGGGCGCCGCCGAGGTCGACGAGCTGGGCGTACTCTGACCAGCCGGTTACGTGCGCCGATTGCGCCACGCCGCCGAGCGATGGGTCGGCCTCGAGCGCCGCCTCGATGCTCTTGTCGCCCTCGTCCGACAGATACTCATCGATGGCGGTCTGTGCGCGAGTTAAATCTTGCGAGTTGACGTAGACCCAGATGGCGAACGTCCACGTCGCATCACCATCGAACGACAGCGGCGTCTTTGTTCGCGGGATGACGGCGGCCGAGGGCGTCTGTGGGTTAGCCGGCATGGTGGCGTACGGCTGCAACCCGTCGATGCTCGCCAGTCGCTCTTTGAGCCCTCTGCGCAGGTCGCCCATCCTGCTCACACCGCCCGCCCAGACAGATAGCTGGTCAGCCGCAGGCCGATGCGCGCGAACATGCGCTGCAAGGCGGGCAGGTTCTGGGTCAGCGACGGCGCCACATAGGGCGGCGAGCGCGGGTCGCCTCGGTAGCGGCGGGTGCCGCGGCGTCCAATCGCTCGAGCGACCACGAACGGCGAAATGCCGTGGCGACGCGCCCAGCCGGCGATGGCCGCGATCGGTGGCCGCTTCCCAGGTCGGCGCCCGTACTCGGCCCAGTAGCCGTAGCGCACCGTGGGACCGACGCGGCCGATGATGCTCCGGTTGGTCGTCTGGATCTCAGAGGTAATCGAGCCCAGCAACCGGCGCGTGTCCTGCGGCGCCAGCCTGCGCTGGGTGGCCTCGATCAGCAGCAGGCCGGCGGTCATCGTCTGCTGCACCTCGGCCTGTTGCTGTTGTGGGTAGCGGCTCAGGCGCCGCCCGAATTGATCGAACCCCCGCAGTTCGACGTTGACCACCGCTAGACCAGCACCCAGGACGACGAGCTCGAGCGGTCATAGGTGTCGAGCAGCCCGCTCACGTCGGCATTCTCTTGCGACGCTGCAAAGCTGCCCATATCGGGCACGAACGCGGTGCCCGACGGCGCGTGGTGACGGCGCCACCAGCGGCTCGCCAGCATCAGCGTCGCCAGCCGGATATCGCTCGGCGGTTGGCCGTCCTCGACATAGCCGAAGTCACCCACGATCTGGGCCAGCTCGCCGACCACGAAGGCGTGCGTGCTGTCCGGCCAGATCCTGACCTGCTGGTAGCGTGCGCTTGGCCGCCCGGTCGAATCCATGTACGGCAGCAGCTCGTACTCGGTCGTCGCCAGGGTGGTGGCGTAGGTGCGGTCGCTGGCAGTGTCGAGCTTGAGCGTCGTAATTGAGATCAGGTCGACCACGTCGAGCGTGCTCGTATCGCTGGGGTAGTAGAGCTTGGTGGCTTCATTTTCGAGCCCGAAGTGACGGCCGCAATGCTGGTCGATCCAGCGCTCGGCGGCCAGCAGGACGGGCTCGAGGTGGTGATCCATCTGCCCGTCGTCCTCGACCGGGAATTCCAGCCAGGTTTTGAACTCGGCCAGACTGGCGTACATCAGCCGTGATCCGCGGTGAGGGCCGGCGCCTCGTAACTCGTCGTGCCCCGCCGAGTCACTCGGAACAGTCGGCCCTCAATCTTGAGCGGTGGGCGATCGAGCACGAAGGTGGTGCCGGCCGAGTGGCTGGTAGTCGACCCGTCGCGCCACGTGATACGTACCCCGCCACGTCCCACGCGATAGGTCGCTCCGGTATCCACTCGGCCAGTCATCAGTCAGGGCGCCGGGGCCGGCTCGGGTGCCGGTTCCGGTGACGGCACTTCGTCGCCCTCGTCCTCGGGCTCGGGCGGCGGGTCAGGTTGCTCCCTGTACATAGCGTCCTCCTAGATGCCTGTGATGCGCGCAAACGCGGTCGGTCGCCACACGACGAACGCCGCCCTGAGCTCGGCCAGGATCGTCTGCATGTTTCGGATGAACTGGTCGTTGATCAGGCCTACGCGGACCGCAGCTTGTTCCCTGTCAAAAAGGCTGCACCCCATGGAAAAATCGCCGACCAGGCCGGTGTTCTCGGTGATGGCTTCCGACTCGACCACTGGCAGGCCCCAGAGGGTGGTCGCGCCGGTCATGCTCGGTGGGCCCATCAGGTAGCCACCCAGCGTGGCCGATGCCGCGTTCTCACGAGCCAACCTGACGCTCTGCCAGTCATTCGGATGCAGCACGATCGCGGTCGGTCGCGCCTTGCCCGTCACCCTGACCAACGTGCGCGCCTTGAAGATCGCGTCCTGCACGCTGTCCGAGCCGAGTCCTTGGACCTGAATGCCTGCATTGAGGATCCCGGTGAAGTCCTCGCCCGTGCCACCGCCAGTCATAATCTGCGTCTCGAGCGCGAGCGTCAGGCCGAGCAGCAGTCGGCTGTTGATGATGCCCCTGATCTGCGGCGCATCGGCCAGCATGCGGTTTGTAACGGGCACCCAGTGGGCGAGCGTCCTGACCGCGGCCGTCTGTGCGCTGTAGGCGAGCGTCGATTCGGGCTTGCTGCCCGACGTGCCCGTGGTCGCCGTCGCCTCGGCGGTCATCGCTGCCGCGTTCGTGAACGTGTCCTCTTTGAAGTACTCGACGGTGTCCGAGTCGGTCTGCAATCGCGGGATCAGGTCGAGCACGTTGATTTCGCGCTGCAGGATGCTGAGCACGCCGGCCTGGACGTCGTTTTGCACCAGCGCGCCGCCGACACCCGTGCCTGAATAGACCAGAGCTTTGCCCTCGAGCGCTTTCTGCCACGAGATCAGGCTGGTGCCGTTGTCGAGCGTGACGCTGAACTCGTTACGGTGCAGCTGGCTGTCGAAGCGGCCGCCCGTCTTGAGGTGGCGGTACTCCTGGGACATGACGAACTGGTCGCCAGGACTCAGTCGCCGCTCGTTGGGCACGCCGTTCGACTGCTGGTGAATGGTCTGCGGCAGCGTGTACTTGATCAGCTCGCCGTTCAGCCGCTCGAGCCGCTTGCCCTTCTCTTGCAGTGCCTCGATATGCGGCTGCAACGCATCGAACTCGGTCCACAGCCGCTTGATCTCGGCCGCGTCGTCGTTGTTGGTGATCTCGCCGTCGTAGCGACGCTCGATCGCCTCGGCTTTTTCGAGCAGGCTCTTTGATTCGACCTGAGCCTCTTGCAATGACATGCTCACGATGCGCGGTCCCCCACGACCAGGCCGAGCAACTGAGCTCGACGCCGTCTGTTTTCAAATCCGGCTTTGTGCACCGCCACGACCACCGTTGGTGGGGTGGTCGACGGGACACCGTCACTGGCCGCGGACGCCTCGAGCTCGACGATCCACGCCTTGAGCTCGGCAATCACGCGGTGAGGCGGCACGTGCCTGGCCGCCGATTTGATGCTCGTAATGAGCGCTTCCTCGTTCATCGGGATCGAGACGACCGAGATTTCGAGTAGGTCCACAGCCTTCAGCTGGCGGACGCCGTCGCCGGTGAACTCCTGGTCGGCGGGGATGTAGCCAATCGACATGCTGTCGAGGGCGCCGTCCTTCAGGAGCTGGTAGGCGTCCTGGCCGCGGGTGGTACGCGAAATCTTGAATTCACCGAACAGGCCGCGCTCGTCCTCGCGGAGCGAGATGACCTTGCCCAGCGGCTCGCCGACGTCGTGCTGCCACAGCAGCTTGGGTGAGGGCCGGCGCTCGAGCGAGTCAAGGAACGCGCCTTTGAGGACGACGTCGCCGCCCTCGTCGACGTTGCCGAAGGTCGAGGCGTAGCCCGAGAACGTCCAGCCGTCGTCGCGTGCCTTCAGCTCCTGAAGGTCGAACTTGACGGGCTTGTAAGTGAGCGCTGGTGGCACGGGTCACCCCATGCCCACTGGTCGCTCAAGGCGTCTCGGGGGCGCTAGGCGCTCAAGGCGCTCGACAACACCGCGCTAGCGCGTAGTTTGAACCTTCAGGGCTTTCGTCGCAACGGGTAGGGTGCGCACGCGCCGGCAAATCTCACATGCGATCTGGACATAGCCGGCGGGTGCGTCCGACTTGAACAGCAGGCGCCCACATTTCGGGCAGCGGTAGTCCTTCATCCCGCCAACAAGAGCCGCGGCCTGCGCGCGTGCTGGATGATCTGCGACCACGCCTCGAGCCACTTGTGGACGTTCTTTTCCAAGCTGTGCTGCTCGGCCACTCGGCGCCGCTGCTGCCGCCACAGCCGGCGCCGCAGCTCAGAAGATTCGATGAGACGCACCAGGGCGGCCTCCCACTCGCTTGCCGTCTCAGCGATCAGGCAGTCCTCACCATCGGTCCCTACGGCCCCGTACAACGCCTCAGAAACGACGCTGACCGCACCGGCCATCGTGTACTCCCACAATTTGATGGGCGTCTTACATCGGTTGAACTGGATATCGGCCACGTTCGCACAGCCGATGTCGACATTGAGCAACGCCCGCGGATACTCCTCGAGTGGCAACCACGGCAACCGCCTGACTCGGTCGTAGGGCACGGCTTCGACCAGGACGTCGGGCAAGAAACCCTGCACCACGAAGGTGACCGCGGGATAGCGCTGTGCGATGGTGCGCCAGGCCTCGGCGATAGGCTCGAGATCCTGCTCGTACCTGGCGCCGCCGGCCCAGCCAATGGTGAGTGGTGGAACGATGCGTTTGACGCCGTGCAGGACTCGGCGCCACCACCTGGTATCGATTGCGTTCGGGACGACCATGACCGGCGCGTCGGTGTACTGCTTGACCACACGGGCGAGGTTGTCGTTGCTCACGGTCACGCCGTCACACAGGCGCATGGCGCTGATACGGTCGAGGCGTTCCTGCTTGAGCTGCTCGAGCTCTTTGTGCGTCTCGGTGGTCGCCTTCTGACGCGCCGCGATCTGCGGCGTGAACACGTCGTCGTCGACCTCGTAAATCACCGCCAGCCCGGCCCGGTGCAGCGAGCGAATCCAGCCGCGCGCCTCGGCCTGGTGCTCAACACTCCACGCCAGCCGCGGCAGGATGACCGCCTCGAACACGCCCGCGGCGACCAGCGGAAACACCTCGGGCGACTTGTCGAGCGGCGCCCACTCGGCCACGTGCCCGCGCCGGTGCAGCTCGGCGAACGGCAGATAGGTGCGCCACAGGCTGCATCCGGATTCCTCGCCACACAACGCCAGCACGCGCGGGCTAGACAATGCCGTCCCTCAGCACCGGGATGAGCCCGAGCGTGCAGCGCGGGTGCAGCAGTTGCGGTCGTTCTGAAAGAGGGACGACGCGACCGTTACGGGCGGCGCATTCGGCATCCCAGTCGTCGCCGTCCACGATCTCGACCATGTCGACCATGCCCGTGGCCGCGTAGCGATTCAATGCCGCTTCGTTCTGGGCGTGCTGGAGCTCGGTCCTGGCGATGGTCTCGGCCCTGCCCTTCCACGTCTCGCTGTACAAACCCTCGATGCCGCGGTACTCGATATCCGGGCGGCCGTTGGCAATCTCCCACGTCGACAGTCCGAGCTCCTGGCCGAGTCTGAGCTGCTCGGCGATCGCCTGTCGCGTGGTCTCGTCAATGCGCACCACCTGGTGGGCGGCCTCGACCAGCAGCGCATTGACGGCCGAGTCGGTCAGCCGGAATTGATCGATCGTCAGCCCGAACAGACGGCGGATAGCTTCGTGGGTGGCGGTCAGCATGCGTTGGTAACGCTGCTCGAGGATGTCGCCGAGCCGCTCCTGCTCGTCGTCGGCGTCGTAAACGTCGGTGATGTCAGGCACCGCTGACGAGCCGACGCTTGACCGTCTTTCGCTGTCTGTCGAGATAGCCCTCGAGGTCGGCTTCGGTACTCGGCTCGGCAAGCTCGACCAGCGCTTGCAGGATGTCCGGCAGCTTGCGCGTGTTGCCGACGTTGGTGCCCCTGCGCTGTTTCTCTTCCTCCTCTCCGACCTCGGTCACCTGCCCTGGGAGCGCCGGCTGGCCCGTGTTCATCGGCGTCGACTCGTCCAGGTCAGGCGGCAACCCAACATCCGAGCGCGCCTCATTGGGTCGTACCCACCCGGTCTTTACGGCCAGGTCGAGTCGTTTCCATTTCTCGTTTTCGTCTTCCTGGAACGCCCTCAGGTCGGTCACGTCGAAGCCCACGGTAATCCGTGGGTCGGTGGTGAACTCGGGCAGGAGTTGCATGTTCACCGTCGCCGCGTCGAAGCTATACAGCGGCAGCAGGGTCATCTCGGCGAACATCTCGCGCGCTTCCCTGAAGTTCGCGTAGGTGCTGCGGTCCAAGCCGGCGCCCAGCCCGGCGATGATGGCCGGCACGCGCATGACCGCGGCGATACGTTCCTCGGGGATCCTGTGCAAGGACTTCATGTCCATCTGATCGGGTGAGAAGCCGTAGGGCTCGGCCGAGGCGCCGCCCATCAGCACGCCCGTCCGACCGCGATTCTGGCCGCCGAAGCGCTGCTCGAAATCGTGCTTCATGGTCTCGGCCTGCTCGACGGTCAGGCTCGAGTCGGACGGCACCTGGATCAGCATGCCGACCGTGCCGCCATTGGACAGCATCTGCGTCTGCCACTTGTGCGCTTCGGCATCGCCGGCCACTTCCTGCACCAGCCGCGCGAGCGGACTCTGCCCGAGCCGTAAATCCTTGTCGTCCAGGCCGAGTCGGAAATGGATCATGTCCTCGGGCGGGATGCGCTCGGGGTCTTTCGTCGGGTCGAACGTGTAGGCGTACCAGGAGATAAAGATGCCCTTCTCGGCGTCTTCTTTGAGCGTCACGGGTTGGATTTTCAACGGCGAGATCGGCCACAACTGCACCACGTTCCTGGCGCCCGCCCTGATTTTGCGCACGTACGCATTGCCATTCACGTGCTTGCACCACTGGACGTAATGCCAGAAGTGCTCGCGGGCAATGTTCGGGTTCGGCTTGTTGAGCAGCGCCTGCAGCGGATGCTCGGGCTGGTGGTCGCGCTCGCCGACGTCGGTCTCGAGCCACACCTTGAGCGGCGCTTCGGGGAAGGCTGTGCAGATCGCGCTCAGACACGCAAAAACGGCCGAGTTCGAGTCGTCGTGGTGCCAGGCGCCGTAGATCATCTCGGTCGCGCCAGGACCGTGGACCAGGGTGCCGAGCCGAATGGCGGCGTTGATGTCGGGCTGTGTGGCGATGCTCGGGTTCAGGAAATCCGGGTAGAAGTACATACGCTGCTCAGTTACAGGCCGCAGCGGCGCCTCGATCGGTTGCCGCCGGCGCGGTAAATGGTCACCTTTCAGCCATGAGACGATCGGATTAGCCACTACAGGAATCGCACCTCCGCGCCACCCAGCATCAGCTCGGTAATCGCCCACACCCGGGCGTCGAGTCGGTCAGGACTGGGATCGCCCGAGTCTGGCACCCACGAGCACATCTGATCCTCGAGCTCGGGCAGCATGCCCACGTGGTGAATTTTGCCCTGTTCGTCAAGCGCTGACACCGGCTCGGCGCGAAGCTGTTTCCCCCTACTGGCGTTGACCAGTTTGACCGGCACGTTGGGATCGATGGTGCGAATCGTGTACTCGACCATGTCGCCGCCGTAGTTCTTCTCGGCGATGATGCGATCGGCCTTTAGCTCGTGGTAGAGCTGGACGGCTCGGCGCGCCCAACGCTCAGGTGCAAGACGCTCCGACACGTCGCGCAGGACATAGCCG